GCTGATCTCTCTCAGCAAGGTTTGCAGGCCAATATGGCCCAGAACCTTGCGCAGGTCAGCCAGTTGTCTTCGCTTATCTTTAGTAATGCAACTGTGATAGCGAAGGCTTTGTTCCAGCTGAAGAAAGGTAACTTACTTTCTGCAGCTAGGACACTGCTAGCGGCACGGCCTAAGGCCAAGTGGCAGGGACCAGTTGGTAAACTATCCGCATCGAAGTCGTTAGCCAGTAATTGGCTTCAACTTCAGTACGGGTGGAAACCTCTGCTCTCTGACATCGAAGGCTTTATGACAGCTATGGGAAATCTTCAATCGCCCATAACTGATACCGTGCAACGGGTAGCCAGTTCGGCTACTGCCAAGCGCTACTATACGCTAGCCTACCCTCCAGCCGAAGGAATTTCCGGTGCTTCGCCAGGCGTGACCGAATTTTTGGTCACTACCACGGCAAAGTATCGGATTCGGTTTCGGGTAGACAACCCGTTACATAGCTTCCTGGCACAAACCGGCTTTACAAACCCATTGAACCTCGCGTGGGAAATTCTTCCTTTTTCCTTTGTGGCAGATTGGCTCCTTCCTGTTGGTAACTTCCTCCAGACCTTATCGGCCTGGGACGGTTGTACCTTCTTGGGAGGTTCCAAGACTCTGTTCACTAGGATTAAAGGAAATTCGACTATCTTCAATTCCGGACCACTCATCATTGAACCGACGGTTAACGTGACCCTTAACGCATCTCAGAGAAGGGAGGAGATACGTCTGTCTAGGACCCCGATTTCATCGTGGCCTAGTAGCGTGCTTCCTTCTTTTACTGGACCGAATTTCGGTTCCACTAATCTGAACGCGCAGGGGAATCTCACGTTACAAAACACCCGTGCGGCCAATGCTGTCGCTCTTGTAATAGGCGTCTTTGGTGGGCGGAAGTGACGAGGCGATAGTCTAACTTTACTAGAAAGGAAGTACTTACACATGTCCGCTATTGCGGCAGTGAAAGCAAGCGGCATCATCGATCATGCCCTGGCTCGGAAAACGACCAGTGCGACCGTTGGCGCCGATCTCATCTTGAACCCCGAAGGGAGAAACCCCCAGGGGCTCACGGCATGGGTTGACCGGACTGGCGGAATCGCCATCGGTTATCCCCGCCTGACCATGTTGGTGCGTCCGCCCACAAAGGCGAGCCGCATCTACAAGGTTTCGGTGAAGCTCGTTCTCCCGACTCTCGAGCAGACCAGCCCTTCGACGATGACCGGTATTCAACCGGCGCCGACTAAGGCGTATGACTGCACGTGCGTCATGGAGTGGATGTTGCCTGAGAGGAGTACCCTCCCTGAACGGCAGAAACTGTTCAGTGCGGTTGCTTCCCTCTTTGCTCGAGTCGTGAATGCCAGCGACGATGTGCCAACTGATACAACTGGTTCGCCCATTGAAGCTGCCGTCACGACGTTCGAGGACGTGTATTAAACCACGTCGGCTTATCCGCTAGTCCTCGCGGGCTAGCTAACTCCTGGAGAATACCATGTCTTCTAAGAAGTATGGTGGTAGATTCCATAAAGGAATCTCGAGCTACCGTGTTCCCGAGGGTGTTCAGTCCTCGGCAATTGGGAGCTACCTCGAAGCACTGGATTGTCCTCGTTCCTTAGCTGTCCTCATCCTCTTCCGTGAGGGAGAGCATGAGCAACTTGCTAAGTTGGAGTTCGATCCCAAGGCCTACCATTCATTGGAAGGCCTTCGCTCTGCTTATGCTGCAACTAAGTTCTTGTCTAAGTTTTCAGGTTTAACCCTGAACTATGACCTGGACGAAGTTGCTTTAAAGAAGTTCGATGAATTTGAACTCCTTTGTAAGCAGACGAATAGCCGCTTTAAGGATCTTGCTCGCGACCCCTTATTCAAGGGTCGCGCCGTTTGGCTGCATAACGCAGTCATTCGTAAAATAGGCAAGATCTTGGGCGACTATTCTGCTGACGAGGTTTTCTCAATGCCTGACTGGGGTCCTGGTGCCTCTACTTTGATTCGACGTAGGGACGCCAGTCCAGCCAAGAAGTTCCGGTGCGAAACCGGAATAACACGTGATCTGTACAGCCTTATTCCCTGGGAAACCCTGTCGGAGTGTTACCCGACGTGGGCCAACCAGCTTGTAGAGGCGGGTTTTCCGTCTTTTCAAGTGGGAAACAAGGTGATCACTGTGCCTAAGGACGCCTCGACCAATCGAGTTATCGCCGTTGAACCTGGAATCAATCTCTGGTTCCAGAAATCCTTCGGCGATATGATTGGTATGAGGTTACTTAGGTATGGGGTCGACTTACGCTATCAGAGCCGAAATCAGCGACTCGCTCGCGAGGGATCTATTGATTCCTCGCTTGCGACCGTTGATTTAAGCAGTGCTAGCGATTCCATTGCCTCTGCCGTTGTTGAGGAACTTCTTCCTCGTCGATGGTGGTTGGCTTTGGATGCCTGTCGATCTCATTACGGCTCCCGTAGCGGGAAACCAGTAAAGTGGGAGAAGTTCTCCAGTATGGGGAACGGCTTCACTTTTCAACTGGAATCCCTGATTTTCTACGCAGTTGCTTCTTGCTGCGCAGATTATCTCTCCGTCAGCTCCGCTGACGTGAGTGCCTATGGTGATGATGTTATATTGCCATCGGTGTGCTACGGGTTGTTCTCAGAGATGATGACTTTCTACGGTTTCCGCGTGAATAGTAAAAAGAGTCATTTCGACTCGCTATTCAGGGAGAGCTGCGGTAGTCATTTCTACTCTGGTATTGACGTTAAGCCCATCTATCTCAAAGATAGAGTGGACTCGGTTCCAGCGGTG